GTGTTTCGGAGAAAAATTGTCAGTCACCGATAACGGTGATTATGTTACGGTCAAAACGCAAGGGTTATTTGTTGCAAATTATGACATCCAAAAGCTTTGGGACGCACTAGAAAACTATGATCAAGATGACTGTGTTAAATTTGATAATTTGTGGGATTCTCTTGATAATTGTAAATACACCCCACAAGAGGATCAAAGAATTGACAACCAACTAAAGACTGATAGCGAGTTATCTTTTTCTGAAAAAAGACAGGTTGCGCTCGTTGATTGGTTGTTAGGTGAACCTGACTTAGAATACCAAGAGTTCAATAAAGCATGGATTGAAAAGGAAAACTTAAAGCAACAAATACATGATCTTGAATGCACAGTTTCTCTACTGCAAAGAGAAACAAATCAAATAACAGTTCTAAACGAATCTGTTACCCAGTTACAAATTCGTATTTATCAACTGGAACAGGAAAATAAGCGACTAAAAAGCAGTCAATTAGAAGCCAAACCAGAACCTAAATCAGATAAAAAACCGACGGCTAAAAAACCTAAATTTAAATTACCAGAAAACTTTGCTGACTACCAGCAAGAGTGCGACGACTTAATTGATGCCTTATCCTGTTTTTACAATATCAAAAAAGGTAAATGGGGAAAAGACATTCTCCAGTTTATTCTTACTCCCAACGATACCGAAAAAGCAAAGCATCCATATCCTGACAAGTGGAAAGCAGGACTATATTTACATGGACAGTGGACAGTCGATAAAGTCAATCTATCTGACCCTGATGGATGGGAAGACTGGTTCATGAATGTCAACGACTTCGCTGACGCTAACGACATAGAGATTAGTTAGCTTCTAGTTATCAGTTATCAGTAGTACATCTGCTCAGAAAAGATTCTCCCAATCTATTGACATTGCTGGGAGAACGATCCACAATAGAAAGTAACCAAAGCACACGAGGTACTAAGTCATGTCTAACGATAAACAACTAATCGAAACAACACAAATTCCTAAAATTAAAAAGGCTCAAATTTTCCGCGAAGAGATTGAGCAAATAACTCAATCTTTAAATCAGAAAGTACAAACAGTACTAGACAAATATCCGATGCTGTAATCAGTTATCAGTTATCAGTTATCAGTTATCAGTTATCAGTTGTCATCCGTCAAAAAGTGTGTGATTGCTTTATCGGCTTGATTTTCCGAGATTTTTGACAGTCCTGCGATCAGTGTAACCATGAGTAAATCTACGAACTACAAAAAGATAATAAAAAAGTTTGACAAACTACTTGACACGAAAACATATCCCTGTTATTGTAGGTATATACAAACAAACACAAAGGAGTTCACGATGAAATTTAACAGACAAGCACCCGGTCACTACGTTGCAGTAGCAGAAAAAGTTGAAATTAAAAAAGGTATTGGTATCGATAAAGATAAATGGTTTTGCTATTTTCCTGATGATAAAGTATCTTACCGCCGTAGCTATGAAGCGGCTAAGGCTTGGTCAGAAAAATATATGGAAAAACTACAGACATACAATGTCACAGTCAATCAAGTTAAGACTGTCAAAAAACAAGCGACGACCAGTAAAGAACAGTCTTTACAGCACAAGTTATCTCGCCACCTAAGTTATGTGGTAGGAGCGGAATCGTTAGGCTGTTTCAATACTGGACGCGCCGCTTGTATAGCACATTTATCTGTTAACGGAAAATCCTTTTATGTAGTCGGTTTTGAAGGTGCTGTTACTGATACTATTTTCGAGAGAATTATCTTTAAAATTAAAAAAGATTTACAATCTAGTTTATTCCAAGATTGTTATCAGACCAAAGTATGGGGCAGTATTTCGGTCTTTAAAAGTTTCAAAGAAGCCGAAAAAGCTTATCGTAGCATGGATAACAAAATGAGAGAAAGAAACTTAGCTGATTTGAAAGTTATCAAAGAAGCTAAAGAAAAAGCTAAACAAGGAGACATAGAGGCTATGTTTACACTAGGAGATTATGGAGTTCTTTAATTGTCCCAAATGTCAATCACAGAGAATCTCTAAAAAAGGGTTCTCTGTGTCAGGAAAACAGCGTTATCGCTGTAAGGATTGCAATCATCATTTTACTGGCAATCCGGCAGGAAAACCTCCCCACCCTGATTCAATGACTAACGCCGAAAGATGTCGGCGTTATCGGTTGAAAAAAAAACAAAAAAATACTTGACATACAAACATATCCCTGTTATATTGGGTATATACCAAAACACACAAAGAGGTTACTACGATGACCGACCAAGAGCGAATCGCATACCATAATGTTTTAACTCAGCTATTCTGCGTCCAGTGCCAGTTAATTGATTTACGGAAAGCGGGACATATCGAAGAATATTCATTACTCTATGAGTATTTGCTCGACAAGCGGGCAAAGCTAGATAAACAGCTTGCCGATCTAGATAAACAGTTTCTAGATAAACAGTTTGTTAACAGTTAATAAAGTGATAGTTTAGTTATCAGTTATCAGTTATCATCCGTCAAAAACAAAACACTTAGGAGTAAGAAATGACGATTAAAATTGAAATAGTAGAAATACCAGCAAGTCAAGATCAAGAAATTGGTAGTTTTAAGATTGGGAAATATCCAGTGACTCAGGAACAATATCAAAAAGTAATGGGAAACAATCCCTCTTACTTTAAAAATAATCCCCAAAATCCAGTAGAACAGGTTAGTTGGGACGATGCTAAAGCTTTTTGTCAGAAATTGAGTCAAATAACCGGAAAAACCTATCGCCTACCCACAGAAGCGGAATGGGAATACGCTTGTCGTGCCGGGACAACTACTCGCTATTATTTTGGTGATGATGCTAATCAGTTAGGAGATTACGCTTGGTATAGCAAAAATTCTAATGGCACAACTCATCCCGTAGGACAGAAAAAGCCTAATGGTTGGGGACTTTATGACATGAGTGGTAATGTTTGGGAGTGGTGCAAAGACGATAGCACGGCGTGGATTGATAATGATAATCGTTCTCAGTCTCGAAAATGTCTGCGGGGCAGTTCCTGGGGCAGCAATCCATGTGACTGCCGTTCCGCTTTCCGTATCAACTACAACCGCCGCGCCGACCGCGACTACAATATCGGTTTTCGGGTGGTGTGCGACAATTAGCCGAGTAATTTTAGTTATTAGTTATCAGTTATTAACCACAAATCAACAGAGGTAATTATGTTTCAATTAATCTTTGCAGAAGAAGATAAAGATGGCAATCCTAAACACCAAACTTTTACTACCGGGGCTATTATATACAACAAAGAAGGAATACTCCAAGAGTATTCTTGCAATATAAATACAGAAGATGATGTTACCAAAATTTTTGAGTATTACAATCGACGAGACAAGTTATTGTATTTTGAAGCTATATGTGTTGAGACTGGTCAAGTTATTAAACTAAAGTAGTAAATCAACGGGAGTAATTATGCTATCATTTCAAGAGTTTCAAGAACAAGTTTTAAAAGTTTTTAGTTCAAGTGAAAAAGAGTGTAAGTTTTGGAAGAGTTACTCAAGTTTCTCGGCAGATATTAATTATCATGGCGTAGAATATGTATCTTTTCAGGTAAGATACATAATAGACGAGAAAGACTGCAATTGCGGGCAGTGGTTTATTCAAAAAACTTACACGCAAAAATGTAAGACTTTTTCGGATTCCTTAACTCAAGGCATAGAAACTATTGGTAAACAAACCGCAAAATGTATTAACGATGAGTTACAACTTTTTTCAGAACTTAAGATGTATTAACGATGAGTTACAACTTTTTTCAGAACTCAAAAAGGATGGAGAAACGTTAAATTTAAAGAATTGTTTGAGTCTTTAATGATAAATTAATATCTCACCACGAGACATAAGAGTTGACTATCCGTAATCGGTTAGTCTAAAGTTGCTATAATAGCTGTAAGTTATCCTTACAGCTATTTTTTAATGATTAACTGGAATCTAGGAAGACAATTAGCCATTGAGTCTTTTAATGAGATGGTGTCCGAGTTTGCCCAAGAGATTAACTTTCAGGTAGAAGATACTAAATGGAACTGGCCACGGGAGACTGTACGAAAAAATGGTAGTGTAGTTGGCTCACCTCGGGACATTGTAGATACAGGTGAGCTAAAAAATAGCCAATTTATTGAAGATGTATCGGATACCTATAAAGTAATCGGTTACACGGCTGATCATGCCGCTCTTGTCCATGAAGGGT